AGAAGAATTTGCCTGTCAGTACACAGGTGAGAATGAAATTAAAGATGAGTTCATAGAACGATTGGATGAACTGCGGGAGGCTTGTGGTTTCCCGTTTGTAATCACTAGCGGTTATCGCTCCCCTTCACATCCTATAGAGGCTAAGAAAAAAATTGCAGGACAACATTCAAAAGGTAACGCGGCGGACATCAAAGTGTCGGATGGCATACAACGGTTTAAACTTGTGGAACAAGCGATTTTGCTTGGGTTCACAGGAGTTGGAGTCGCTCGTTCTTTTATCCATGTTGACACCCGTGATTTACACGATGATGGTCTTAGCCCAGTAATGTGGACTTATTAATTGACTGAGCTTAATGTGTCGCTACTGCCGTGGCAACAAACAGTCTTTAATGATAATACTAGATTTAAAGTAATAGCCGCAGGTAGACGTACAGGTAAGTCAAGACTAGCCGCTTGGATGCTAATTATTAGAGCCTTACAAGCGGAACGTGGACATGTGTTCTACGTTGCCCCTACACAGGGACAGGCTAGGGACATTATGTGGCAAGTTTTGCTAGAGATAGGTCATCCTGTTATAGCAACTAGTCATGTAAATAACTTACAAATAAAATTAGTCAACGGTGCAACCATCGCCCTTAAAGGTGCTGACAGACCAGAAACCATGCGTGGTGTCAGTCTTAGGTTCTTGGTTATGGATGAGTACGCTGACATGAAGCCTGAGGTATGGGAGCAGATACTGAGACCTGCCTTGGCTGACCAAAAGGGTGATGCGTTATTTATTGGTACGCCAATGGGACGTAATCACTTCTATGACTTATATACATACGCTTGTGTGTCCGACGATGATACGTTTGTAGGTTATCATTTCACAAGCTACGATAACCCATTGCTAGACCCTGAGGAAATAGAAGCGGCTAAAAAGTCTATGTCGGCCTTTTCATTCCGTCAGGAGTTTATGGCATCCTTTGAGGCTCAAGGTAGTGAATTATTCAAAGAAGAGTATATTAAATTTTCTGAGGAAGAGCCTGAACAAGGTCAGTTTTACATTGCGGTTGACTTGGCGGGTTTTGCGGATGTCGCTAAAGTTACAACGAAGACAAAAAGACTTGACCAAACGGCTATCTCTATTGTTAAAGCAAACGAAGAAGGTTGGTGGGTTGCTAATATTGTACATGGGCGTTGGGGTGTCCAAGAGACTGCCCGAAGAATCTTCCAAGCAGTCAGAGACTACCAACCAGTAGCCGTAGGTATAGAGAAGGGAGCATTAAAAAATGCTGTGCTTCCGTATTTAAGTGACTACATGAAAAAGAATCAACGCTTCTTTAGGGTGGATGAGCTTACCCACGGTAATAAAAAGAAAACCGATAGGATTGTTTGGGCTTTGCAAGGAAGGTTTGAGCATGGTACAATTTCCTTAAACAAAGGAGAATGGAACAGTCAGTTCCTTGATGAGTTATTTCAGTTTCCTAACCAATTAGTTCACGATGATTTAATTGATTCCTTAGCTTACATAGACCAATTAGCTAACATAGCATACACATCGGACTTTGAGGAAGAGGAGTATCAACTATTAGACGCATACGCAGGGTATTAATATGCTAAATGAAGAAAGAGATCAATTTGTACTGGAACAAACACTTGAAGGTTGGGTAATTAACAAGTGTCAGGGTTGGCGTGACCACTTTGATACTAATTATTCACGTAAATTTGATGAATATTATCGGTTATGGAGAGGACAGTGGTCTTCCTCAGACAGAACTAGGGACTCAGAGCGTTCCCGTATTGTCAGCCCTGCTTTACAACAAGCAGTAGAGTCTTCAGTTGCTGAATTAGAGGAGGCAACCTTTGGTCGAGGCCGTTGGTTTGACATAGAAGACGATGTAAATGATGTAGAGAAGAAAGACATTGCGTTACTGCGTGAAACTTTATTCAAAGACTTTAAAAAGAATAGGGTACGTAAAGGAGTTGCTGAGTGTCTTCTAAATGCCGCTGTGTTTGGCACAGGTATTGCGGAGATTGTACTTGAGGAAGAAAAAGAGATGGCTCCTGCAACGCAACCCGTAATGGGTGGTGAGTTGACAGCCGTTGGTGTTAACATTACGGAAAAAACTTGCGTTAAATTGCGTCCAGTAATGCCTCAAAACTTTCTTATCGACCCATTAGCTACTTCCGTAGAGGAAGCTTTAGGTTGTGCAGTGGATGAGTTTGTATCCTTACATTTAGTTGAGCAGTTACAGGAACAAGGTATCTATAGAAATGTAGAAGTTACTATGGCGGCTCCTGATTTTGACATAGAACCTGATCAAGACCTAGTAGCACACGACGATGACAAAGTACGTCTAACTAAATACTACGGTTTTGTACCTAGACATCTATTAGAGATGGCTCAAAAAGAATCCGAAGCAGAAGAAATAGCTACGCTAGTTAATGATAATGAAGAAGAAAATAAAAGTTATTATGTAGAAGCTATTGTTGTTGTAGCTAATGATGGAACTTTATTAAAAGCGGAAGCTAACCCTTACATGATGGGGGATAGACCTATTATAGCATTTCCTTGGGATGTCGTTCCTAGTCGCTTTTGGGGCAGAGGAGTATGTGAGAAAGGATATAACTCTCAAAAAGCGTTAGACGCTGAAATACGAGCTAGAATTGACGCCCTTGCCCTTACTATACACCCTATGTTAGCAATGGACGCTACACGTATGCCTAGAGGTGCTAGACCTGAAGTACGTGCAGGTAAGGTTATCTTAACTAACGGAGACCCTCGTGAAGTCATACAGCCATTTAACTTTGGTAATGTAAGTCAGATTAGTTTTGCACAGGCTGATGCTTTACAGCGCATGGTACAGACAGCTACAGGCGCTGTAGATTCAGCAGGTATTGCAGGATCAATTAACGGTGACTCCACTGCCGCAGGTATTTCCATGAGCTTAGGTGCTATCATTAAGCGACATAAGCGGACTTTGATTAATTTTCAAGAAGCTTTCCTAATACCTTTTGTAACTAAAGCCGCACATAGGTACATGCAGTTCAATCCTGAAGCATATCCCGTTGCTGACTACAAGTTCCACACATCAAGCTCACTGGGTATTATTGCTCGTGAGTACGAAGTGACACAGCTTGTACAGTTGTTACAAACTATGTCGCCTGAAACTCCAATGTACTCACAGCTTATCATGTCTATTATTGACAATATGAACGTAGGTAATCGTGAGGAACTCATAGCGGCCCTTGAAAAAGCTAATGAGCCTAATCCAGAAGCACAGCAAGCGCAACAAGCAACTCAGGAATCACAGTTGGCGTTCCAAGCGTCACAGACTGCGGCATTACAAGGACAAGCTGTTGAATCACAAGCACGGGCGCAGAAGCTAACTACTGAAGCTCAAGCTATTCCTCAAGAGTTAGAAATTGACAGGATTAAAGCTGTTACTACTAACATTAGAGAAGGTAGCGGGGATGATCGTGAGTTTGAGCGTAGGCTTAAGGTTTCCGAACAGTTATTGAAGGAAAGGGAAGTTGCAGTAAAAGAAAACTCTGTTTCTCGTCCAACACCTTCCTCTCAACCACCCCAAGGAATGCAGTAATGGTTAGTAATAGAGAACTGGAAAACGTAGTTTCTCAAGTAAATGCAAAGTTTGAGGAGCTTTTTAATAAACTTGCACAGTTAGAGAAACAAATAGCTGATAATGTAGGAGCTACAGATGGCAACGCCAAGAAAGGGAAAAGCAAAGGTTAAGGTAACGTCTAGCGGTAAGAAGGTAAGCTACGGACAAGCAGGTAACGCTAAAGGAGGTGGCCCTAGAGTACGTGCAGGTACTTCTAAAGGCGATGCTTACTGCGCTAGGAGCTTAGGTATTAAAAAGGGATTGCCAAAGAAAAAACAAAACGATCCTAATACGCCTAACAACCTTTCCCGTAAGCGTTGGAAATGTTCAGGAGCTAAGTCTAAAAAATAATGCAAGGACAAACTCACGGAGGCAAAGGTAGCACACAGCGCAAAACAAACCCTAAGAAGTTTGCGGAGAACTATGACGCTATCTTTGGCAAAAAGAAAAAACCACCACAGAAAGGAAAAGACCATGCCCTACGGTAAAGGCACATATGGTAGTAAAGTTGGACGACCACCCGCAAAAAAGAAGAAAGTAGCCCCTAAAAAGAAACCAGTTAAGAAGGCGAAATAGTCATGGCTAAAAAAGTTAAGCCAAAAGCTAAACCTGCGGCTAAACGCGCACGGTCTATGCCCTTAAGTGACTCACAAGCTAAAGCGGCTATACAGGCTTTGAGAAATGACGCAGGGGCTAAGATTTACAGAAAAAACAAAGCTAAAGCTAAGAAGAAATAAAAAAAAAGTAGGAGATATAGATGTCTTTATACAAGAACATACATGCCAAAAAAGCTCGAATTAAAGCAGGTTCTGGTGAGACTATGAAGAAAGCAGGGCAGAAAGGTAGACCGACTGCTAAGAACTTTAAAAACGCGGCTAAGACGGCAAAAAAGAAAAAATAACTCTTGACTTTTCTTTTGAAACGTGCTATAATATAACTATACTATGTATTTAGTATATTTTATTTTAAATTAATAAACTGTCCTTTAGGAGAAACAGTAATGGAAGATAAAGAACTCGAAAAATTCTATAGAGCTTTTGAGGAAATGTTTAGAACGGAAGGTTGGAAAAACTTACTAAACGATCTTTCTCAAAATGCAATACAGATCAATTCAATAGAAGCTTGTAAAGACGTGAAAGACCTTTCCTTTAGAAAAGGACAACTTTCAATGATAGCTAACCTCTTGAATCTTGAGACGCAAATAGAAACAGCCAAGCAACAGGCTGAGGAAGAGCAAGAAGAATTAGAAAACGAAGATGAAATTATTGAAGAGTAATTTAAGTTGGCTATAATAATTGACTTCCGATGCGACAACGGACATACTACTGAAAAGTTTATAGATTCTAAAACTACTGAAATAGAATGTCCTCACTGTTTGTTAATGGCTAGTCGAATCATATCTCCCGTTCGCAGTCTTTTAGACCCTATTTCTGGTGACTTTGCAGGTGCTACCATGAAGTGGGCGAGAGACCGCGAAAGGAAGATTCAGAAAGAGCGTAAGGCTAACTCCTAACCGAACCCTTACATATAATACACCTCCATAATGAGATTACTCACGGAGTTTAATAATGGCAACACTAATAGATGAGCGTCAACCTTTAGACGACACAACTGAAACTGAAAACGTAACGGACATAACTAAACAAGAGCCTCCAGTAGAGCAACCTCTTGTAGATGAACAACTTATACAGGAACTTCCTGATAAATACAAAGGTAAGAGCACGGCAGATATAGTGCGTATGCACCAAGAAGCTGAGAAACTCTTAGGTAAACAAAGTTCTGAAGTAGGTGAGTTACGCAAAGTTGTTGATGACTATATACAGACACAACTCTCTAACACAGAAGCACCGCAACAAACTTCTGAAGACGAAGTAGACTTTTTCTCTGATCCTGACAAGGCAGTCGAAAGAGCTATTAGCAATCATCCTAAGATTAAAGAGGCAGAGCAAGTATCTGCTCAGTATAAACAAACTGCGGCAATGAATGAACTTCAAACTAGACATCCTGATATACAGGACATTTTGAAGGACAGTAAATTCGTAGATTGGATCAAAGGATCAAAGATTCGCACACAGCTTTTTGCACAGGCAGATCAGCAGTATGATTATGAGGCCGCGGATGAACTTTTCAGTAACTGGAAGGAACGTCAGCAAGTCGTAGGTCAAACTGCCGCTAATGAGAAACAACAACGCAAAGACACTATTAGGGCCGCATCCACAGGCAATGTTAGAGGAAGCGGAGAGCAGTCGGCAAAAAAAGTTTACAGGCGTTCAGACATTATTAAACTTATGAAGGACGATCCTGAACGATACATGTCATTATCCGATGAGATTATGCTAGCTTATCAAGAAGGGAGAGTCCGCCACTAATTAATTTTATTTAAGGACTTGTATTATGGCTACATCAACTTATCCCGCCATGGGCGGAGCAGTAGACAACACTAGCGCGGCTACTTTTATTCCAGAAATTTGGAGTGACGAAGTAATTGCGGCTTATCAATCTAACCTAGTATTGGCTAACCTAGTCAAGAAAATGAGCATGACAGGCAAGAAAGGTGATACTATTCACGTTCCTAAGCCTACTCGTGGCTCTGCGTCTGCTAAAGCAGAAAACACCGCTGTGACTATTCAGAATGCCACTGAGAGCGAAATCCAGATTTCAATCAACAAGCACTTTGAATACTCTCGTCTTATTGAAGATATCACTGAAGCACAAGCTCTAGCTTCTCTACGTCAGTTCTACACTGGTGACGCAGGATACGCACTAGCAAAGCAGGTTGACAATGACTTATTTAACCTAGGTAAGTCTTTAGGTGATGGTGATGGATCAGATTGGACTCACAGCACTGTTTATAACTTCTCAGGAGCTTCTGGTATTGAAGCTTACGCTGTAGATTCAGTAGCTTCCTCTGACGTATTTAACGATGCAGGTTTCCGTGCCGCTATTCAGGTATTGGACGATGCTGACGTTCCTATGGACAACCGATGCTTTGTTGTTCCCCCTTCTCTCCGTAATGCCATTATGGGCGTTGATCGCTACATGTCTTCTGATTTTGTAGACGGACGAGGTGTACGTAACGGTCAGATTGGAAACCTATACGGTGTTGACGTATTTGTTTCTAGTAACTGCCCAACCATCGAAACCGCTTCTGCTAACTCAGCAGGTGGTGATGTTAAAGCCGCTATGCTCCTTCACAAGGACGCTATGGTTCTTGCTGAACAGCAGGGTGTGCGTTCTCAGACTCAGTACAAGCAAGAGTTCCTTGGTACTCTGTACACTGCTGACACTCTATATGGTACGCAGGTAATGCGTCCTGAAGCGGGTGTTGTATTGGCTGTGAACGGCTAAGTAAGAAAACTAGGGACTCCTCTTTTATAGGGGAGTCTCTTTTTATTTTATTCAACAGAGGCGCTTATGGCTATATTTAGAGGCACAGGTGGTTCGGGTACTTCCACTAGTCTAGGACAATTAGACGAAATAACCCAACAAGCCCTCATTGCTACAATTAAAGCAACCGAAGCATCTCAAAGCGCTACTTCTGCTCTTACAGCTTTTGATAGTTTTGATGATACATATCTAGGTTCTAAATCTACCGCTCCTTTAGCAGACAACGACGGAGACTCTCTATCTTTAGGTAGTCTTTACTTTGATACCTCTCAAGATGTTTTACGTGTTTATACAGGATCAGGTTGGTCAAGTGTAACTTCAAGTGGGCAGTATTTACCTCTTTCTGGAGGAACCTTAACGGGTAATTTAAGCTTAAGCAATAATTCGTTTAATGATTTTCAAGTTGATGCGGGAAATTTTTAACAAATACTAGGGATTTAAGACAATGGCACAAACGATTAAAATCAAAAGAAGTTCGACTACTGTAGCGCCATCAAGCTTGGCCTCTGGTGAGTTAGCTTATAGCACTGCAACAGGTGTTCAAAAACTTTATTACGGTGATGGTACAGACGTTCTTGCCATTGGCGGTAAATCATACACTGACAAATTAGACGGTATTGAAGCAGGAGCAAACGTTACAGACGCAACTAATGTAGCGGCCGCAGGTGCATTAATGCTTACAGGTGGAACTCTTACTTCCGACCTTGTATTAGGAAACAATAACAAAGTTCAATTTGGCGGCACAACTACTAATCTTGAAATTTATAATGATGGCTCTACGTCTTATATTAAAGAAAATGCATCAGGTAACTTAGAAATACAAGCAACTGACTTCATTATTAAAGATGGTGGTGGTCAGACAATGATGAGTTTTGATGCTGATGGTGTTTTAAGGCTTTACGACCAATCTGCGGCTAACCCTGTCGAAAAGTTAAAAACGCAATCTACAGGTATTTATGTCAACGGAACAATGAATTCTACTGGTATAAAACTTGGTAATGAAGCTGTTACTATTGATAGTATAAAAGACGAAGATAATATGTCTTCTGATAGTGCAACTGCTCTTGCAACACAGCAGTCAATTAAAAAATATGTAGATGACTCAGTGCCTACGTCTGTTGCTACAGCAACTACAGCAACTAATGTAAATCTAACTAGCCTTGCAAATAATTCTACTGACACTGGGCCAAAGTACCTCACGTTTTCTGCTGGAAATTCTGGGTCTCAACCGTTAGAAACGCAAGACCTTTTGTATTACAACCCTAATACTGCATACCTTACGACCAAGAACATCGAAGTTCAGTCAGGAATGATTACTGGCCCAAGCGTAATGACTATCGACCCCAATGGTACAGGAGCGTCTGGCGAACTCATTATCCAAGGCTCTTTGACGGTCAAAGGGACTACGACAACCATTGACTCAAACACCTTGTCAGTAGGCGATAGCCTAATTGTACTAAACGGTGATGAAAATGGGACTCCAAGCGAAAACGCAGGAATTGAAGTAGAGCGCGGCACTTCTGGAAACGTGTCTTTGCAGTGGGTAGAGACAGGAACGACCAGTACGAGCTATTGGGCGGTTAATGATGCGTCGGGTGTTAGTCCCTACAGTTACCCAATCTTACATACTCGTAATGCACATGAACAAACTTACACCATAGAAGGTGGTGCTTTTTAAGGCCGCTTTTATCTATCTGATTCTCTCTCGTCTAAATAGACAGCCCATTTTTAGGAGCGATGCCAAATGGCACAAACGATTAAACTCAAGCGTTCAGCTACCGCAGGAAATACACCTACAACTTCTCAATTAGCTTTGGGCGAGTTAGGTATAAACAC